ATTTGTTAACGATGTAAAAAGATTTGGTGGGTACTTTTGACGTACCTATCTTTGTTCTGTAATTAACGCAAAACAACATTCATCATAGACAACACACTTGTTATTTTCAACGAAATGCTTGAATCCCTTAACTGCAAGCCAATTTCGGACTTTACAGCCGAACATGAATTTGGATTTACTGGACACGAGACTCTTGATTGTCTCTGGTCAGCGGCCCGTGACTGGGCAGCGCAGGAAATTGAAGAAAAAAAAATCGATGTGCGTAGGAAATGAGAAATCAACACCTCATGTACTGATTGCCTCAAAACGCGAGACAAAATAAGAAATGGCGCAGCCTCCAATCAAGGAAGTCGCGCCATTTTCATTTATAGTCAGTCAGTCGACTATTCCACTACCGGATTTTCCAGTTCGTCGATCACGTCGTTCATTTCCAAAATCGCTGCCGTCAAGTCAAGGTTCGCATCTGCAAAATCTTCAAGTGCCAATTCAACGTTTGGATCAACATTGACAATGACTTTTTTCAGGTTGGCACGATATGCGGCCTCTTGTTCGTCAGTCAAACTGCCCAAAAATGCGCCAACCGATTGAGTCAATCCAGCAATACCAGAAATGTAATCGGTCAAATCTTGTGCAGGTTCGCCATCGTTTGAATCATCCACACTCAAAAGAGCAATCATTGCTCTTGCACCAGCGACAAACGCTGCTTCGACAAGAACTTCAACTTCGTCATTTTTGAAGTCGACTTGCGCTTTGATACTGTCTAAAATTGATGTTAGGTTAGCCATTGGTTCCTTATTTGTTTAAACGTGCAAGATCGGCAGTCGTGCGCGATCCTGTGATGAATCCGAGAAATGTGCCTACCCATTGAATTGCGGAAGCGGCCCAAACGGGAAGATCAAATACGCCCAGCAAGGTTCCTTGATCGGCAAAATATACCAATGTACCGAGAAATAGTATAATTAGAGTAGCAAGTTTTGCATTTTTTGCTTTGAACTTGTCCCAGAAATTGGCAAGCAACGTAGTCAAAAAATCATTCATTTTATTTTTCCTTTTTAATTTTTACGAATAAGTAGCATAATCAAATGCGATGGTCAAATCGACCTGTATTGCATCGTCAGTCCCCCAATCCATTTCGCCCCACTTAACTCCGCTATAAAATGCCCCAATCAATTTCCATGTTCCAACTGGCGAACCAAGTGGATTGAGAATCATAATTTGGAGGTCGTGCTTATAGGTAGGAGCATATTGGTCTGTGGCACCTGGAACTTCTTGGTGTTGCTGCAAATAGTCCCAAAACTGCTTTGCAGTTATGTTTTCAAACTGATAGCAACTCATGGTCAAATCATCCCAACGAGTTTTGCCCTTCACTTTGAAGTATGCGTTAATGTGTTCTATCGTAACCGGATTTTGTTCAAATCCTGGTTGTTGTGAACTTCGAGCGTAAAATTGCGCACCTGGAAGTTTACTCGTTTGCACTTGGTAGCGAAACTGTAAACTTGGGTGGAAACTATCTGGTACAACTACTCTTGCCATATTGGTTTTCCTTTTTTATGAAGTTTTTTATTGTTGTGTATCAGCAGGGAAAAGTGCGCCTGTTGGGAGTACAACAAAATCAACAATAATGAACTCGGCAGTTTTTGCAGGTTTCAGATAGATTTGGCAACGCATTTCGTTTCTGTCCACTACGTCTGGAGTATTGTTCGATTCGTCTATAATTATCTTGTAGTCGTACAAACCTTGTTGGTTTTGAACTCTGCGGAAATACGGGTCGGTCAATTCGACAAATTTTGCGCGAGTCTCGACCGTATTGTTTTCAAAAACCAAATACTTCACAGTGAACGCGACAAATCGTTTCGCATCAATCAACAAACGTCGAACGTTGATTCGGTCAAGTGCCGACTGCTTTTTCTGCAACGTTTTTTGTCCCCAAACTGTAACTCCTTGACGTGGGAATGATGCAATTGGATTGACCGATTTGATATAAAGGTTATCACGGTCTCCTTGTGTCATCAATCGCTCAGTTTGAATAACTCGATCCAGTACACCGCGATTCAAACCAGCGGGAGCATACCAAGGATGAGCAACTTGGTCGTTGAATGAATATACACCAGAAACCACAGCAGAAGGCGGAACCCAAATGTTTCGTCCCAAATCTGCATCTGGAATTTGACACCAAGGATAGTACATTGCCGCGTAGTTCGTATTTCGCTGTTCTGCCGATTGTTGTGCTTGTCCAACTGTCGAACCTTTGTAGGTAGGATCAATCACATACATACAATCTCCGCGATCTTCACAAAGGTTAATACCGCGAGTGATGATTTGCGAGTGTCCGTTCAAGTTATCCATTAGACCAGGAGTGAACAAAAGGTCAATGTCGAATTGGTCTTTGTTTGCCAAAATATCAATCGCATCTTGATATGCAGTCTGTCCCCATGATGCCGAAGCCGGATTAAATCCTTGCGTGTTTGTCGCAAAAATGTTCTCGTTCATTGCACGAGGGTGAATCACATTTCCATCATTGCCAGCACTGAATGTACCCGAAACAGGAGCAGGAAGCGAACCGGACAATGCACCAGAACGAATCGAGCCATTTGAGCCGATATAGTTCAGTGTATTTTGTACGCCTTCAATGCGGATGAACCTTGAGCGATTTGGGAATGAACCCGAACGCTCCAAATATGGCGAACCATTTGAATCATATCGCAAAGTATTGGACTGATCGCCAATTACTTTTGAAATGTAGTTCTGTGTATTGGGGTCAAGCGAAATCTGAGAATACTGTTCCAGTACAACTTTTCTGTTGGAAATATCATCGCCACGACGAATGTAAAGGTCAAATACGCCACGATCTGGATTTACGTTGGCAACTTCCCATCGGATATTGTACTGAGAACCAGAAAGCAACAGTCCATTCGTACCTTCATCCGCACTTACTCCAGAACCGGAAACGGACGCGGAAGATCGACCAGAATTGGTAATGTCCCCATCAGTCAATGCGACGATTTTAAACGCCATATTGGTTGCACCATACGAACCAGAACCAAGCAAATGTTGCTGGTAGGACGACGATTGCATCACATACGAATATGCAGGTTGATAACCAGCGTTCAATATCCGAACCACAGTACAGACTTGGCCGTATTTGATGTATTCTTCAACACAGTGGGTTGTAAGGTATTTGTAGTTTCGTTCACTTGCACCCGAACCGGAAGTGAATACGTCTCCAAACCAACGGATATATTCCGAATAGTTTGAAATTGGAGTTGGGGTGAAGGCTGGGCCGCGCACGGTTGGGCCAACTACTGCCATACCAACGGCGGCGATTTCAAGCGGTCGGAAGGAAAGGTCGAATTCGCGGGTAAATACACCCGGACTCAAGAAAACGTTATTTGCTGCCAATCATTATTTCCTCATTTATTTTGAATATCAATTGATCGACATTGTTTGACCAATTTCCTATAAATATTATTTGAAAATTCTAAACCACATCACTTGAAAGTTTAGACTCATCCAATTCGCATTTCTATATTATACAATATTTCCGACATATTTTGTTGGAGTTTTTTTCGGGCTATTTGTACTTGCTGGCTGGCAATTTTATCGAAAAATTTTAAAACCGTGTCGCCGCCGTATTGTGTACCTTCGGGTACTGTCTTCTCGAACGACTTGACAAAAGTATCGATTGATATTTTTTCCAAGACCGCCGATTGTGGAGGGTACATTTTTGGATATTTGTCATCAATCTCATTCAAAATAGACTCAACGATTGGTCTAATTGCATTTTTCAGTTGTTGTTGTGTTGGTGTTTTTTTTGCATTGTTAGTTTCCTTTTTTATAAATTACGAGGTACATTGACCGGATTTACTCCACTCCTAAATTCAACCAATTGAATTGAACTCAATCGCGTTAAGTGGGTATCTGCTCTTACTGCGATGTTATATCCAAATCCCATATCGTTTGACCTTCCTTCGGTCGTAATCAGAAGATGGTCTGGATTCCTTCCCATCCAATATTGATTGAACCTTAGATTGTCTATTTCGTAGTATTTTCCGTCCCACTTGATTATATCTCCTTCATCGAACACTACGTCCAAATCTTTTAGATCGTCGCGCAGAAACGAAAATACGACGCTCTGTGACGTGTCTAAGCCAGTGTCTATATCGTTCATTGAAGTTTCTTCAAATGCTACAAGTGAAAAGAAGCGAACTGGATTGTAATAGACTTTTG